GCTACTCGGCCATGATGCGAAACATCTACGCCAACAACGCCAACGTGCGCAGCAAAGCCAACGCCAAGATGAAGGCCAACCCCAACCTGAGTCAGGACGTGGCGGTTGAAGAAGTTCTGGCTGACATGGCCGAGGGCGACTTGACCCCGGTCGAGCGCAACATGATGCAACGCGTGTTCGACATGATCCGCAACTTTGCCCGCAAGCTGTTGGGTAAAGACGCCGTGCTGAGCGACAACGAGGTGCGTCAGATTGTGGCCAACGCCCGCAAGTACGTCATCGAGGGCGGCGTCGCTGGCGAAGGCAAAGCCCAGACCGGCGAAGCCACCTACCGCACAGGCAAGACTGTGGACAACGCCCTTTCTGACCTGGCCGACAAAATTGTCGCTACGCCCAAGACAACCCGCGAGAAGATCAAGGACATCACCGCCCTGGAGCTGGAGATGACCGGCGTCGATATGCGGGCTGGTTTGCAAGCCGCGCTCAAGCGTGGTGCCCAAGCGATGGGCGACGACACCCTGTACCAGCAGGCCATGTACAACGTGCGCAAGGCTGACCAGAAGATGCCGATGGCCTACGCCGCCATGAGCAACGGCCCGCTGGAGTTGTACAAGGACGAGAAGGGCTTCTACGGCGTGCGCAGCTCCGGCAAGGACAGCGCTGTGTCGGTGTTTGAGGCTGTGGGCAAGGTCCCGGCAGGCTCGTCCCAGGAGAAGTTTGCCCTGGCCTCGGCCTACCTGCTGGCGCAGCGTGCGGCCAACAAGGGTCTGAGCAAGCTTGACACCGGCGCGTTGGGCGTGGATGAGGCTGACCTGGCAGCGGCTATGGCAGCGGCCAAGGCCGACCCTGCCCTGGGCCGTGCGCTGGAGGAAGTGCGCCGCCGCTACAACGCCTACAACAAGGGCCTGATCGAGTTTCTGGCGTCCACTGGCGCGATCTCCAAGAAGCTGGCCAACGAGCTGCTGTCCACCGGTGACTACGTGCCGTTCTACCGTGTGCGTGAAAACGGCATGGCCGAGCTGGTGTTCAGCGAGAAGATGGTGGTCAGCATCGGCGACATCCGCAGCCAGCCGTACCTGGCTGAACTCAAGGGCGGTGAGCAGAAGATTCTGCCGCTGAGCGAGTCGCTGCCGCGCAACACCCTGCTGCTCGTGGACAAGGGCTTGACCAACCTGGCGCAGCGTAATGTAGCCTATGGGCTACAAGCCATCGGCAAGGGCCAAGGCCCGGTCGATTCCAAGACCGGTAAGCCAAAAGACCTCATGGCCATCCACAAAGGTGATGGCCCCGCCGACCCGCGTGTGATCCGCTTCAACCAGGAGCCGGACCCCAAGGACCCCAAAGACGACGGCAAGCGCTGGCTGCGTGTGGAGTCAAACGGCACGGCCATCGAGGGCATCCCTGCGGAGCTGGTGGTCAAGAGCCTGGAAGGCGCGCACCTGACGCTGCCTGGGTTCCTCAAACTTGGCGGTGCTGCCGCTGACCTGCTGCGCGCTGGCGTGACCCGCACCCCGCTGTACATCGCCCGTCAGCTCTACAAGGAACCGATGGCTGCCACGTTCACGGGCGGCCTGAACTACACACCGTTCCGCGCTGTGCTTGAGGCTGGCAAAGAGTACGTCCGCATGATGCGCGGCCAAAGCGAGACCCAGGCAAAACTCATCGAGAAGGGTCTGATCCAATCGAACGTGTTCTCCGGCGACGTGGACGACATCCAGAAGATTGCGCTGCAACTGGCCAAGGGCGGTGACCAGGCCACTATCGACCGTGTGTTCGGCGCGCTTGACCGCGCAGCCATCAACGCCGATGCTGCCACCCGTGCGCTGGTCTACGAGAACGCCCGCAAGAACGGGCTGTCTGAGGTCCAGGCAGACATGATGACGATGGAGTCGATGAACTTCTACAAGCGAGGTTTGTCGCCAACCGTCCAGTATGCCAACCGCCTTATCCCGTTCCTGAACGCGCAGATTCAGAGCTTGAACGTGCTCTACAAGGCCATGACTGGTCAGATGCCGTTTGAGGAGGCACTGAACATCAAGCGCAAGTTCTACAACAACGCAATGCTGCTGTTCGCTACTGGCGTGGTCTACGCCATGGCGATGGAGGACGACGAGTACTTCAAGAACGCCCGCCCCCGCGACAAGTACACCAACTTCTTCCTGCACCTGCCGGGCGTGGATGAGCCGATCAAGATTGCCACACCGTTTGAAGCCGGTTACTTCTTCTCCCTGGCTGTGGCCGCCGTGGACGGCATGAAACGTGAGACCAACAACGCCGAGCAGTTCGCTGCCCTGCGTGACCTGTTCTTGCAGTCGATCCCTGGCTACACCTCGATGGGCATCCCGCAGATCGCCAAGCCGGTTTTTGAGGTCTGGACCAACAAGAACTTCTTTACGGGTGCGCCGATTGAGTCGCTGCGCCTGAAGAACATGGACATCACCCAGCGGTACAACGAGTCCACAACCGAGATGGCCAAGGCGCTGAGCCAGGCTGTACCGATCCTGTCCCCGATCCAGATCGAGCACATCGTGCGCGGCTACCTGGGTATTGTGCCTCTGGCGGCTGCGGCCATGGCCAACAGCGCTGTGCCGACTCCTGAGCGTGGTGAGCGCCCGACTGCCCGTGCATCTGACCTGCCGCTGCTTGGCTCTGCCTTCCAGCGCAAGATGGGTGGTGCCCAAGCCGATGAGGTCTACGACCTGGCCGAGGCAGCTTTCCAGGCGCGCACTACCTTCAACACGATGCTCAAAGAAGGCCGTCGTGAGGAGGCCAAGACCTACCGCGAAGAGAACCGGGTCGAGCTGGCATCGGCCATCGACGCGGGCCAGTACCGCCAGCTTGTGGGCCGCCTGAACTCAGACATCCGTCGCACCCAGAACCGCACGGACCTGACAGGCGACGAGAAGCGGGCGCGGATTGACCGCCTGGAGGACGCCAAGATCAAGGCGGCCAAGGACTTCCTGACCCGGTATCGGGCGCGAGAAGACCGCCTGGGCGATTAACGGTAGAACCACACCCCGCTCAGGCCGTTGCGGATGGCGGGGTAGGCTTTGGCGTTGACGATGCGGTGGCGTAGGGCTTCGTTGAGCCCGGCCAGCCGCACCTCGTCAGTGTTGATGCAGGGGACGAAAAACCCCTGCCCGGTCTTAACGGATTGCCATGGGAAGAGCTTCGAGTACCGCATCTTCGATCGAGTCTTGAGGCATGCTGATCCTGATCGCGGCCACGCGCATTGGCGGCCCGTCGGTCTTGGCCATCATGTCCTTCTTGGGGATGAAGTTGACCACGAAGTTCTTGGCGATGTCCGTCTTGAACGTGTTGTAGGCGAAGCTCATGTTTGAGCAGAAGGCCCGCAGCAGCCGCTCTTCGATGAAGAAGTCCACGCACTTGTGGGTGACGCCATGCTCGGCCCTGCCCATGATCTCTGCGCGTGTCGTCGTCTTGCCGATGCTGCTGCCGTCACCGAACATAGCCGCCGGGCTGGCGCGCTCGCCGAACTTGACCACCACGAACTTGCCCGAGTACTCCTGGATGTAGGTGTTGAGCACGTCCTCGGCGGTGCGCTTGCCCTCTTTGATGCAGGCACGCTGGACCTCGATCTGGCGGCGGAACGACTCGATGATCTCCTGCACCGGGATGTCCACGATACCGGCATGCTGCTTGTTAAACAGCAGGCAGGCGGCCACAGTACAGCCTACGGTCGCCATCCAGTAGCGCTCGTCGCTGGAGGCGTTCAGGGTGTCGTACATCTTGGAGACGCAGGTGTTGGTGATGTCCTTGGCCTCTTGGTAGTGATCGACGAGGTACTGTGAGTAGATGACGCCCGCCGTGCCGTGGTTCTGGTGCAGCGACTTGATGAGGGCGATCTCGTCCTGGCTCCACTCCAGCTTCTGGTCCATCGGGAATTCGATCAGGCGGCGCAGCTCGCCTTCTGACGCATGGCTGCGGCCACCGGCCAGATAGTCCACAGCGCCCCGGTTCGACGACATGATGGCCAGCGTAGCCCAGGTGGACAGGTTCAACCGCTCCCGGTTCGTGCCCGACTCCATGCGCTCCTTGCCGCGCCCCTCGCTCATGCTGAACAGGAAGGCCGGGAACCACTCGAAGTCCTTGCGGTTGTTGGTCGTGATCTCGTCGGTGATGAGGGGCAGGCTGCGCAGGTGGCCCAAGCGCTGCTGCATAGCAACAGCCGAGGTGCCCGAACCGGTGCGGTAGTGCACCGGGTGGCCCCAGATGGAAGCGCCCATGTCCAGGGACAGCGATTTACCCGTACCCGACTCGGTGGAGGCGACGTGGACGGTGCAGCCGAACAGGCCGGTAAAGCCCATGAGCGGCGCGCCAGCGCTGGCCATCATGACGGTGAGCTGGTCCCACATCTTGCGCCGGATCAGCATCTCGACGATCTTGCACCAGTCCTCCAGGGTGCCCGCTGGCTGGGTGTTGTTGACCACGTTGGCCAGGTCCGGCATCGGCACGAGAAGCGGCTTCTTGCCTTCCTGGTAGACCTTGCTGGCGTAGACGAAGCTGCCGTCTTCCTGCCAGCCAAAGCTGGGCGGCACGAGCACAGGGTTGCGCTCGGAGCTGAGTTTCTCCACGCTGGCGCGGACGTACTCGTACAGGTTCTTGTCGTTGCCTGAGCCGAACGATGCCATGACGTTCTGGTTGGCCAGGTGCTTGAGCGTCTCGTCCCGGCTGGCAATGCTCTTTTGGGGGATCAGGACCTTGAGGACCTGCTTGTTGCGGATAACCCCGAAGTGGACCTCGTGGTTGCCCTGGTTGTTGAGGATGTCGATCGGGTACAGGGTCTGTGCACACAGCAGGATCGGGCGCTTGATCTCGTTGCCTTCGGCGTCGTGGTCCACCTTCTCCATGAAAACCCCGCCGTGCTTGCCGTAGGCGTAGCCCTTGGGCGGCTCTGGCAGCATGACCTGGGAGGTGATCGAGTCCTCTTCTTCCTCGGGTTGGGCCTCGACCTCGACGGCCATAGAGTCAGTGACCACTGACATTTCCCGGCCCCAGATCAGCGGGTTGGTGATCTTGCCCCAATGCTGGCAGCCACGGCAGATGCCTGGCATGGCGTCGTCCATCGCAGCGCAGGAGTACGGCCCCTTGATCTCGGCGAGCTTCCTGTGCATGCGCTCGTGGTCGTAGGGGTGCAGGTCAGACAGCCAGACGGTGGCCTTCTCGCCATCGTCGCAGACCTTGGCCCAACTGAGCATGCCACGCCAGACCGGTTCCATGCCGTCTTCCTCGGCGTTCTCCACGTAGTTCTGGAGCTGGGCGCAGCCGGTGCCTTCCTTGGTCTTGAGCAGCAGCTTTTTGAACAGCGTGGTGCTGTTTTGCGTGAGCGCTTTGGACAGCGACGATGGGGAAGAAGTGACACTGGTTGGTCTGCTGCCAGCCAGGGCCAGGGACGAGGAGGTGGGCGTCTTTACAAAATCTTTACCAAAGCCAGCAGCGGTCAGCACGGCGTCAATGTCGGCCACCTGGAAGCGGTCGCCCTCGGAGACAAAGCGCACACGGGTCGCCTCACGCACGGCCTTGCCGTTTTTGACGCCGGTATTGGTGGTGTCGGGCACGCGCAGCACGCGGGAAGCGTCGCCTGTGACTGCGTTGTCGATCTTGAGGCCGTGCTTGTTGCACAGCTCTTTGAAACGCTTGGCCAGCGGATACCAGTCTTCACGGACCAGCATCTCGTCCAGGGGCCAGTAGGCATGGATGCCGCCGCCAGAAGAGACCAGCCAGGGGTCGCCCAGGTCAGACAGCCCGGTCTCGTCGCAGAACTTCTGGAGGGCCAGGGCAGCGGCCTTGGCGCTGGGGTACGACTTGTCCTTGATGACACCCTTCTCGTCAGGGATGTCCTTGGGGTGGTTGCAGTCCAGGTCAACGGCCAGCACCTGGCTGGCGTGCATGTTGTCCTTGGTGCGGTCCTTGTTGGTGCCGAACGTGCCCAGCGCAAAGTAGGTGTCGTAGCCCTTCTTCGCCCACTTCTCCAGTGTTGGTTGTATCTCCTCCAGCGACTGTCCGAAGACGTGCTGCTTCTTGTTGGTTGTCAGTTCTACCGCGCAGTAATAGCCATTACCCGGCGACGGCAAAACCGCCGCTAGAAAATCGAGCGGGGTCATGGGGGTCCTTCGGGTGGGTTATTCTGCGTGGTCTGCTTCGGCTTGTTCCAGGCGCTTGGCGATTTCCTCGACCCACTCAGGGGTCAGCTTGTCGTAACCAAACAGGTGCGCGTAGTTCAGGAGTTCCCGAGTTGTCAGTCTTTGAGGTTTAAGTCCTTGCATACTTTTCTCCATGCGTCATCCGCGCTGTTTGATGTTGACAAAATTTTGAGCAGCCACTCGGCGCGATCACGGTACGCCGGGAAAATCTCTTTGCCCAAAAACCAGTTGTAGACGGTCTGGCGTGTCACGCCAAGCGCCTTTGAGATTCGCACGACCGAGAAGTCGTGGTAGATAGCCCACCGCCCAAGCTGGTTGCCCAGCGACTTGGGGGTGTCAGCTACCTTGTTGATGATGTCTTGTGAGTAGGGCATACGTTGAAGGGGCCGAGGCCCCTGGTGTTACTTGCGGTTCTGCGCCAGCAGAGCGCACACAACCGTCTCAGCAGAGTTTTGCTCGTACAACGCACACGACGTTACCATCGGATCAGCGCCGTTGGCTACGGCTTTTTCCCACTTCTCACGACGGTCGTGTGAGCTGTAGGTGCAGGATGCAATAAAGACCACCACAACAAGTGTGGCCATACCCCAGATGCGCAACCAAAAATTATTTTCTTCCATGTCTTTCTCCTTGTAGGTGGGGGTACTCGCTGCGTCTGGTGCGGAGTTGCACCGCTTCACTTGCGTGATCGCCTTCGTCCAGCATCCGCTTTCCCCCCGATTTTTTACTCGTCGTCCCAGTCGCTCACGATGTCAGCGAGCTTGGACTTCTTGGCGGGCACGGCGCTTGCCTTGGTTTCCTTGCGGACTTCGGGCTCGTCGTTCTCGTCAGCAGCGGGCTTGGTCTTGGGTGCCTTGGCAGCTTTTGGTGCCGGTGCTTCCTCTTCCTCTTCCTCTTCCTCGTCCTCCACGACAGGCGCTGGCTTAGCAGCGGCCTTGGGCGCAGCACCGGGGATCGCCATGGGCGCAGCCTTCACACCGTCAGCCTGGGCCACGGTCATGGTGACAGCAGCTTTGGCCTCGGCGCTCTCGCCTTGGGTCACAACGCCAGGGTACTCGTCGTCAGTCAGCCAACGCACAGGTGCGAAGAACAGCTTGGGCGACTCGGCCTTGGTGTCGAACTTCATGCGCGTGACAATCTGCTCGGGGTTCACAGGCGGGTTCTGCGCAGCCAGGTAGCGGGCGTATGCTTGCAGCGGGCGCTTGTCACCGTCTTCCTTGCCGAACACGGAGGTTGCGGGCAGCGTGAGCTGGAGCACGTCGCCTTCCATGTTGTTGGCCAGGACCACAGCAAGGCGCTGTTGGAAGCGGCAGGCGCGGGTGTTACCGTTGCCGGAACCTGCTTCGTTCTGCGGGCAGCCCATGCAGGTGCTGTGTTGCGGCTCTTTGACCGAAGCGTCGGGCTTCTCACCGTCGTTGCTCCAGCAGTCGGGGCGCACAATCTTGTCGGCATCGTAGGAGCCAGAGTAGAAAATGCGGCTGACCTTGGGTGCAGCGCGGACGATCACCACGTCAAGGTGGCGGTCCTCAATGCTGGCGATCTCCTTGCCACCAGCGACCAGACGGAACACGCCGCCTTTGATGCTGATACGCTTGGTGTTGCTGCCAGTGCCGCCCGTGAGGGCTTTGGCGGTTTCGGACAGCTCGTTGTTACGAGCGAAGGCGGGGACGTTTGCGGACGAATTAAAGAGCGTGACGTTACTCATGATTGCTTATTTCCTTGCTTTGGTTACACGAATGTCGAACTCGGTGACCGAGTTCAGCCCAGGCGGTACAAGCCCTGGGTTCTCTTCCAAGAACGTAGCCATGTTGCCTTGAGCGATGCGCTTCTCCAGCAGGTCTACGACTTGATGCTCAAGCACAAAGGCTTTGAACGAGTCCCAGTCCTGGGTGTTGTAGCGCGTCTTCTTCATCAGCGACACGGTGCCGGTGGAAGTCTGCACAGATGTCAGGCCGAGCGCCTTCATCTGGTCCTTGATCGCAAGCCTGATCTCAGTGCGTTGCTCCTCCAACTCAGCGAGTTGTCGGTCAAGCGCCTCCATCTGGGCTTTGATCTTGGTGTGGATTTTGACCAGCTTGTCGAGGGGGATAGCTTCCACCTCGGGTGCGGCCTCGATGTCTTCGGTCATTGCTTTCTCCTGTTGGTTTTTTGTCAAGCGTTGGACAGTTTATCTGTTTTTCTGGTGGGTGCAACCCCCTCTCTCAAAAATATTTTCGTTAGGTGTTTACCCCTGCAACTCCAAAGTAAACATCTCAGTCAGAAGTGTGCTGTCACTCACTTTGGCGCTCAGGGCTTTGAACATTTTTTTCTCAACTGGAGAACCCTGGATGTGGATCACGGTCACCTTGTCGGAGTTCTGCCCCTTGCGGTCAGCGCGGGCGATGGCCTGGACGTATTGCTCAACGCTCATCAGCGGGCCATAGAACACCACCGTGTCGGCTGCCGTGAGCGTGATACCGTGGGCAGTAGCCGCAGGCTGCATGACCAGCACCCTGGGGTCAGGGTCGGTCTGGAAGCGGTGGATGATGCCAGCGCGCTTGGTTGCCGAGATGCCGCCGTGGATGCAGTCGTTGCTGATCCCCTTGGAGGTCAGGTGGTTCTGGATCGTTTCGATGCTGGCGCGGAACAGGGCAAAGATGATGACCTTGCGCTGGGTCTCTTCCAGGATTTCTTCGAGCACGCCCAGGCGCGGCGCTGCATCGAACTCGACCACTTCCTTGGTGTCAGTAAGCGCAGCCCCTGCCGAGACTTGCAGCAGCTTGCTCAGCATCGCAGCGGCATTGACCGCTGTGATGGTCTCGCCGGAGGCCTGCGCCAGCATCTGCTCCTTGATGAGGTTGTAGTACTTGATCTGCTGGGGTGTCAGCGGAACCTCGCGCGTCAGCGTCATGACAGGTGGCAAGTCCAGGCACTGCTCTTTGGAGAACCGGATGGCCGGTTGCAGCGCGTTGTAGACCTTCTCCCTGGCGTTGGCCTTGGGTGCCCACTTGTACATGGTGATCTTGTTCATCACCTCGTCGCGCCATGCTGTGTAGAACTTGGGCACGCCGTCCGGGTTGACCAGCTTGGCCAGGCCGTAGGCATCCACGGGCGACTGCGACGCAGGCGTGCCGGTCATCATCCACAGGTGGGTCTGCGGACCGATGATGGACTTGAGCGTCTTCCAGCGCTTGGTGGTTGCCGTCTTGTAGGCGTTGGCCTCGTCCACGATCACCAGGTCAAACCGGCCATCAGCGATGATCTCGTCAGCGATCAGATTCAGGCCGTCGTAGTTGCAGATCACAAACTCGTAGTCCTGCTGGATCATCTCGATGCGACGAGCAGCCTTGGGGTGGTGCGCCACGATGGCCGAGCGATGGATGATGCTGTTGTTCAGATCGCTCAGCCACGCTGATTGCATGATCGACAGTGGGCACAGGATGAGCACACGGCGCACGAAGCCCAGCTTCATCAGGTAGTCAGCCGCCCACAGTGAGGCCAGCGTCTTGCCAGTGCCAGGATCGTTGAAGCAGAACGCACGGCGGTGCAGCGTGAGGAACGATGCCGTCTCCACCTGGTGCTGCATGGGCTTGTAGCGCCCCGGCCAGTCGTAGCGTCGTGTGATCGGCGAGGGCACATCTCTGACGCCCAGGTTCTTGAGGACACGCGACTCGTCCAGACCGAAGTAGACGGCTACTTCGTAGGTATCACCTTCTTGCGAAAGGATTTTGTGTTTGGGAATGATCTTGTACTTGTCCGGGTTTCGTGTTTTAAACACGAGCGCCTTGTCGTCAATTATTTGCATGCCGAACCCCAGTTTCTTCCAGAAATAACACGCCACACAGTAGCTTTTGAAACGCCAAACAAAGCACCAAGCTCTTTGTAAGTGGGGCGCTTTTCAAGCCATAAGCTCTGTATTTTTTTGACGTGCTCCGGGGTCAGCTTTGCGCGCCCGTTCATAACTCCTTTAGCTTGTCGCCCCTTGACAAGTTTGTCCAGAAGATTTGTCTCGGCTGTTCCAGCCAGTAAATGCGCTGGGTTTATGCACCGTGTGTTGTCGCACTTGTGCATAACTACGGGCGGGGTCTCTCCTGTGTTTAAACGGTGGACTTCTCTGTGCAGCGCCTGCGACTTAAAAAGACCGTATGCATTGCAGGCTGCGTAGCCGTCTTTATTTATTGCACCTTTCCACTCCATGCAGCCACTTGGCGTCTGCTTTGTGTTTGCCAACACATCGTCAAGGCTGGCATATCGTCGCTTGAATGTCATCGCTCTCTCCTTGTTATTTGTCGCTCATGTTTGCTTTGGGGCTGCGCAGTCGGGTGTTGCCTTTGGTTGACTTGCCGCCTGCGCGCAGCGGCTTGATGTGGTCGATGTGCTTGCCGCTCCGATCCACGCCAGCCTTGTCGTATGCACGACGCGCTCGCTGGCGCTCGATCTGATCCTTGGTTTCTCCACTTGCTTTTTGCAGCTTGTAAGCATGTTTGTAGTCTCGCTTGCCGTTTACTTGTGTCATGTCAATCCCTCTTTCTGTTGTGTTCACATGTCTTGACCACGCACCATCCACACAGTGGCGTGGGCTTGGGGTTCCAAACACCTGACTCGTGCGCCTGCTCGATGCGGGCAACGCGCTGGCGGTAGTCCCACCAGTACTCCTCGGCTTCGCCCACCATGTAGCTTGCCTTGGCGATGTCGTCCTTGAGCACGAACAGCAGCGCGCCAGAGACGCGGCGGATGTGAGGAAAGTGCGCGAACACCATCAACGCCATCAGCTTGAGCTGCTCCCGATCCGGGTACTTGTTGTTCCCTGTTTTGTAGTCTACGACACGGGCGCTCAGGTTGTCATCATCAATG